GAATGAATAATAGTGAGATCGAGCAATATCTCGTTGGGCTAGATCATGAAATACTGCATTTTAAAGAAGAACTTTTTAGAATTAGTTGGCATATGAGAGGTGGAGTAAATATTAATGATTTACTCCATACATATTCACAAGAAGACATTGATATAATGAATTCTATTATTAATGATCATATTGAGCTTACAAAAGAAACTCAAATTGCATTAATTTAAATTTTTATTTTTGAATAATCAAGTGGTGCAAGAGTTGGTCTGGTACTAATTCCTGCATCGGTATTTGCTTTTTCAGCAGCACTAGGTATATAATCCGGTGATCCCACTTTAGGTTCATACTTTGGTTCTGGTAATTTACCAGTTTGGTAATACTCTTTTCCAAGAGAGATTGTATTAGATATTAATTGCTTAAAGTCTTCCAGTAATGCATAAAATGTATCAGTCATTCCATTTAATAGTCCTTCTGAGATAACCTGAACTAATATTTTTTTCCCTTCTCCAGTTGCTACCACGACAATCACCGCACTATTAATAGCCGCAGTTCCTAATCCAATAGCCGAGGCAATCACACCACCAAATGGTAAAATACGTAATAACTGTGAAAAACCAGAAAATGTTTTAAGGAATACACTCGCAGCAAGGATCAATACTAGTTTTTCAACTAATATATCGAAATGTTTCTTTTCTTCCAGATCATATTGTTGTTTTGTAATCTGTTTTGATTCCAATTGCTTTTGAAGTTTATATTTTGCCCACATGTAAGAACCAAATATATATCCTGCTCCCAATAGATTAGCAATCTTTAAGATATTCCCCATTCCTGTACCAAGAGTAGATAAGAATCCTTCATTTATATTTTCATTCTTATTTTCAATAATTTCTTTAACTTTCATACGTAATTATCCATATATTATTCATTATTTATCATATCATGTAGAGGTGAACGGAGTTCACCTGGTCTTCGCTAACGCTCATCCCATATTCGCTAACGCTCTTAATTCAATAATGATAAAACATCTTACCCCTGTACATATTCATCTAGATTACGATTTACACACTTTTGCCCCCTTTCGGGAGCAAAAAAATAATTTCATCTGAGTTGACTTCATTACCTAGCGTTACACTGATTACAGAGGCGGTTGGCCGTTACCTCGAAGTGCGTCTTTTGTTTCTATGTTCCAACGGTGGCATTAGGAAAATACGCTAGTCATATTCCTAATACGTCTGGGAATTACCCAGTCATTTAGCCTTTTTTCATTTGTTCAAAGATATAAAATTGGTTTTACTGAAGGCGTATCCAATCATCATCCACAACACGAGGTGTGGGTAGTTATATCAGTCACTGCTTCTGCTCAGTTGTTACGCTCAATGCGAAGAACATTCCATTGCCAACGGCACCTATCAAACCACCGGTGCGAGTGTATCAGAAGTTTTATTGCCTATAAATGCCTTAAATTGTGTGGTTAATTTGCCTGATGATATCTATTGTGTGCCTTTTATATCGTTTATTATAGATACATAATAATCTGTTTTTTTCGAAATGGTCCAAACTAATCTATATATGGAATCGGTCTCAATAGCAATCTCCTTTACTGATATACCATTGCTCAATAATCTAGTGATATTAACATATCTTTCCAAATCATTTTCTACCTTTTTTCTAGTAGTATCATATCCACGTTTTATATTTGACTGCCGGGTTGCGTTCTTGTGTTCTTCACTCAATATTTTATTCATTTCTGAACGCCGAATGGAATGTTCTTTTTTTCTAATTGGGTTATTATCCCAATTTTTTTTCATTGCAGTTATATGGGTGTCTGATAATTTTTTACCCTTTGTTGCTTTACTTATGTTTTCTTTCCAAGTCTCAATTTGTTTTTCATCCATTTTATAGTAACATGGTTTTCCATACATGTTATTATTTTTGCCTTTGTGTTTGCCTATATTTGCCTGTCTTAATTTTTCTTTAGTTTCATCGGAATGTTTACCGTGTTTCATTTTACCATCTAGAAATTGCTGTTTTGCATAATTGCTTAACAATTTTTTTAATTTGGCTGCTTTTTCAACACCATATAATTCATCAAATGATTTATTTTTGTTATGAGGGATTTTGCCAAACATTGGATTATTTTCACCTCTGTAATGGTCATCCAACCATTTTTCATAATCCGCCACAGTCATTTTAGTTATTGTGTAGTCATCTCCTGTGAGGATTTTACTTATCGCTATTCTAGTTTCATCAGCTGATTCTAGTGGTGGAATAAATTTAACACCTGCAACTGCTCTATTAAAGTATTTTTTTGTAATTCCATCATCTAACAATTCACGAAGGACATTGTGTGTAATTTGATATTCTACTTCAGCGTAGTGCAACGACCCTTTTGAATTATGTAAAGATAATATTTCAAATTTGTAATTTTCTTTACCTTTTATACTAATTTGAGCATTTAGATGCTCTGATGATCCTGTATAAACTTTCCAATTTGATTCAGAAATTACTTTTTTTCTATTTTTCTTACCTTTCACGATTTTTCGAGTAGTATTGAAAAATTGTTTCTTACCAATATATTCACGACCAGAATCAAGTTCTGTAATTTTATAGATAAAACCGAACCATTCATTAGTAGTAAATTCAATATTAAATAACCAGTGCCCGTAATCCATTATAACCTCCAATATGCTATTTTATAATAAATGTATTTATCTTTGGAGGTTATAATGGTGGAATTATTTAGTTATCTTTATTAGAATCAAGCCTACCCTGAATTTGATAAAATTCTTTGCGTTTCTTTTTACTTCCTGGTTTAAAATCTCTTTCCCTATCGGATTTGATTTCTTTAATCCATCCAAGAATCACTTTTCTTCTATCAACACAGAGTTTGTTGATTTCATTTAGCCAATACCTAGCATCTTGTGCAGATCGTTTAGTCCCAGATCTAATCCAATGTAAATTGGCTTTATAATATTGTTGAAACGCATGTAATAATTCATCATGCGTTGACTCATCCTCTGGTATTTTCCCCAATTGCCAATCATATATTCTACTAGAATATTGTTGTTTCGGTTCAGCTTTTTTACCCATATTATACCTTATAAATTGCAACTTGTCAAGTATTTTTAATATTGATTAAATCTGTGGGGCTTCCCACAGATTTTACATCTAGCATAAACGGCTCTACCTATTATGCTACCATTATCATCTAACACCCGATACACTTCTTCAGTTTCCCATTGATGCTCACATTTATCAAAATACCCAACTATTATTCTATATAGCCAACCAATCATTCTGTCACCTCTAAATCTGTAGCGTATGATGTAAAATTGTTTTCTTTAACAACTTTTAATACGTTATTAACTCTACCAATTAACTCATCTTTATGACTAATCAAGAATATATTTTTATTTCTTTCTCTAGCCATTTTTTTAAGTACTGCTAATGCATTTTCAACACCACTTGAATCCAATCCATTGTCAATTAACTCATCTATAAACATTAAATTAATACCTTGATATAAACTTTCCCATACATCTCTAAATGCCCATGAAAGACCAAGGATTAAACGATTGCGTTCACCTCTTGATAGATTATCAAAATCTAAATCCTTACCCATTTGGGTAATTTCAACGGATAAATCATTTTGGAATACAACATTGTGTGGTAATCCCATTTTATCCAAATAATAGGTTAACCTATTATTTAAATATGATAAGTTTTGGTCAATAATTTTTTTACGAATAAAACTATCTTTATTAGTCAACAATTTTAATAAGAACTCTTGGTGATCTTTATTTTTGGTAATAACATTAATTCGTTCCCAATCAATCACCTGCATTGCTTCTCCACGTAAATCGTCAATTTGATCTTGATATGGATCAGTTTCTGCTGCTTTGGAAATCAAAACTGATTCTAAAGACTGCATGTTATTTTGATGAGTTAATGCTTCTTCAACTGTTTTATAGAATGTTATTGGGCGTTCTCCAATCGTGCCTATTGCATTGATCGCGTTATTTGTTTTAGTCCATTCGGCTGACACTTTATCATGATAGCGTTGCGCTTCAATAACATTATTAGACGCATTAGTTAACATCTCATCATGTTTGTGATCATGTAAATCTTGCTCACACGCAGGACACTTTTTTGAATGCAATGTTTCATAGTCATTAACAGTTTTTGTCAATGTTTTAGTTGCTTGAGTCAGTGCAGTTTGTAAAGTTAATAGTTCTTTATTCAAGCTTTTTGATTCAGCTGATTTTTTATCAAAAACTTTTACATCAGCATGTGCTTGTAATTCTTTTTCAATATCGATGCCTTCTAGGTCTACTATTGATTTTGCAATCTTTTCTAAATCAAGCTGGTGTTGTTTATTCCATGCTTTTTGCCGCATGAGTAATGTATCAATACTTTGTTGTATTTTCTCATTTGACTTTTTAATAGCTTCAATTTCAGCATTTTCTTTGATAATATTTTCTTTCGATACTTTTATTTGTTCTTTAAGTACATCTGCTTTTTCACTAAGGATGGTTATACCTTGTAATTGCTCCATGATATTACGTTGATCATTGGCTCTCATAGATAAAAAAGCTTCTGTGTATGTGTTAAGTGCAACTATATGTTTGAACATATCGTGACTCATTCCTAATAGTAAATCAATATCTTTTTGTGTATCTTTGGATTCGCCTTGACTATCACTTTCTTGATTTTTTTCTGGATCTGATAAGTTAGTAAAGTTGAAAATAGCTGGTTTTCTGCCTCGTTCGATATGATAATCAACCCCGTCTTTGTTGAATGTCAGTGTAACTAACATGTTTTTATTATTGATATTGTTGATTAAATTATCACGTTTAATATTAGATAGGGCAACACCAAATAGGACAAAGCTTAGCGCATTTACTATTGTAGTTTTACCAGTACCATTTCTACTACCGCTGTCATCACCACCTTGATCTAGGTTTTCTCCTAAAACCAAGGTAAGATTTTCTTTATTGAAATTCACGGCTTGTGTTTGGTTACCAATACTCATGAAATTTTTTACTGTTAGTTCTTTAAATTCAATTGTCATTTAATTTATAATCCGTTATAAATTGATAATAGTGTGTTCTTGTCAAATGCATCTGATTCGATGCTTAGTAACTGGTTTGAAACAATGGTGTCAATACTTTCAAATCCTTGGATATCAATATTGTTGTTAATTTCTGCTACTTTTTTCTCTGCTATTAAAGTCAATTCACGCAACCCATAGTCACTAATAAATTTTTCTTTAATAAAACTGGCTTCTTCAAATGAAATATCAATGTCCAATGATACTCTAAGGTGCTGTTTTTCCTTGAGAACATTGTCTGCATTGTCTATTAATTCACTTAATTTTAGCGTTCTAAATGTTGGTTGTTTAGGCCATGCATGATATTCTGGTTGACCACCCCATTCTAATATCATCATTCCTCTATCATCGTCCCAGGTGTCTGCATAATTATGCGGGAATGCATTGCCAATATAATGCATGTTTCCACGTGCTTGACGTTTATGAAAATGTCCACTGAATCCAAGTTCATAATTTTGGAAATTTTCTAGCTGAAGTTCGCCATGATCCGGCATTTGGACGAGAGAATTCATAAAGAATGATGGTAATTCAAAATGACCAAAAATGTATTTTCCACTTATTTTGTTAAGTAATTTCCATTCATCCCCGACCAACCAAGGACATAATGTTACATTACCAATAGAAGAAACTTTTTCTATTACATGTATATTTTTTATATGGGATGCCCATTTTATACTGGAGATATCACGTTTATCTTTAAAAAATAAATCATGGTTTCCTTGGATTATATAAGTGTTTTCAAACGCAGTGCTTAACAATTCAAAACCTTTAAGCATGTAATCTAATGTCCGTGTATTTATTGTTGATCTATTATTGTGATAATCACCTAGAATTATACAAGTTTCACAATTTTGTTGTTTAGAAACTTCTATAAACCATTTAGTAAAATCTAAACAATCTTGATTGTGTATTTCACTATTGCTTTTAGCGCCGTAATGAATATCCGTGAAACAGGCTGCTTTGTGGAATAAGTTCATTGTCCATCCTTGGAATTTATAAATAAAAGGACATTATAACATCTGTTAAAACATAAGTCAAGGATTTATAAGAAACGCAGTTCACGATATGGGGATATCTAACTGCTCTATAACTAAGTGGAGTTACAGTAATGATATTTATTGATAATAAGTATAAAAAGTGGTATTTTTCTATTATATATAATGCACAACACCGAATTTTGCCTACCGATATGTATGTTGAAAAACATCATATAATACCAAAAAGTATGGGTGGTGACAATACAAAATTAAATTTAGTACAATTAACAGCAAGAGAGCATTATATATGTCATTTGTTATTGATTAAAATTACATGTGGTAAAGATCAATATAAGATGATACATGCAGCATCATCATTTTTAAGATGGAAAACTACTAATCATGACCGAACATTCAAAACTTCATCAAGGATATATGCATACTTGAAGCAATTGAAAAGTGATAAATTAAAACACGAATGGAAAACTAATTATGAATATAGAACCACTGCATTGGCTGGATTGATGAAGCTCAAAAATAATGAGGAATTTAAACGCCGTTTATCGATTTACAGAAAAGAATTATGGAAAAATCCTGAATTTTATGAAAAAATGAAAAATAGACCTAAACAATATAAAAAGGTACTAATTAATGGAATTATTTATAATTCACTACAAGATGCTGGGATATCACATAATATAACAGCTAATAATGTTTGTAAAAGATGCAAAAGTGGTAGTAAAAAATTTCAGAATTGGTCTTATATTTGATTTTTTATGATATGAATACGATTCGTATTCATATCATATATTATGAATTTTTCATGCTATTCGTAATCTTCGTTATTTCTTCGTTCCCCAGACTCGTAATCGCCTGAGTTCGTGCGTGTGAATGATGGGTTTAATCCATTCATTTCTAAGATATCATCCCTGATTTCTCTATGTTTTTTTTCAATGTTTATAATTCTAACAAAACTGTTAATTACACATGATGTTAGGTATGCAAACGGATTATCAGATTTTGATTCATCAAATTGAAGACCAATACTAACCAATTGTAGAATAGCTTGACCACGCATTTCATCGTTGTATGAATAACCCCTAACATTACTTCTAGTGCCATACCGTTCACACATCATTAGCAACATTCTTGCTAATCTTTCAGTCATTTTTCCAGCATTTTTATCAAAATGCCCTGTTACTAAATCGCCTTTCCAATGGCTTTTTCCAACACAAACAAGTTCGTCATTATCGTTAAAAACCCAATGTTGAAACGGTTTAAAGTTTACTTTTTCTCTTTTATCCGCTTCTGTTTTTGGATTTTTTTTACGGATATTATTCAGTGGTATATGCTCATATGTCATAATCCTGAACACTAAATCTGTTTTTTGGATTTTTTTATAGTTGATTTCACAATCAGCTTGTTTAACTTTTTCACCTGCTGCCTTTCTTTTTGCAAATTCGATTTCACTTAATCGTTTAGCTCTATTGCGTTTGGCAGTAGCAACTGATCTGATGTTAATCTTTTCCAAATCATACAAAATGATGTCATATTGATGATATGAGGGGTCTGTAAAGCTACAGTATGAGGATTTTGATCGGTGAATTTCTAATAACAAATCCTTGTTATTGAGATAATTTTTTGGTGTTTCTTTCATTTTATATCCTTATAAGTTTATGTATTATAACATACGAACATAATTTTGTCAACTAAATACTGTATAAAAAAGGAAAAAACAATGAGTTTATTTGATCTTGGTGGGGACTTATCATCCACTATTAGTACAGCACAAAACGCGATTACATCAGCGGCTGGCTTAGTTGACACCGTTGGAAATCTTGGATCAGCATTATCATCTGCTTATGATTCTGGTGGGGTGATGAGTGCGATCCGAAGTATCAACATTCCTGCTGGAGCAGAAGCGGTGGGTGATATTTTAGGAGCAGTTGCATCATTCGGAGGCGATGAAAATGCTGATGATTGGCGAGTGCGATTAAGCTTGGCGAATTGGTCCAGCTTTAAATCTAGTCCAGTTATGGCACCACTGAAACAAGCTGGTGGGTTGATATTCCCGTACACACCCACAATTACAATAGCGAGTGGTGCAAGGTACGGTACGCAATCAGTAGTGCATAACAATTATATGTTCCAATATTATCAAAATAGTGATCCTGGAACAATCCAAATTCAAGCACCTATGTATGTTGAGGATTCCACACAAGGGTTATATTGGATAGCTATGGTTCATTATTTAAGATCATTAACCAAAATGTTCACCGGCAGCGATCCAAAAGCAGGAAATCCACCACCAATCGTACATCTTAATGGATATGGACATTATGTATTTAAAAATGTACCAGTTGTAGTTACAAAAATGTCTGTTCAATTAGATGCTAGTAGTGATTATATTGGGTGCCATGTAGCTGGTAGTATGGCAAGTGAAATATCTGCAATATCTGATCAAATGGGTGGATTGTTTGACACCATCGGTGGTGCAGTTAATGGATTATCGGGAATTACTGGTGCATTGAGTAGTGTTGCTGGTACGGTTGGGCAAGTATCTGGTGTACTCGGTACATTTGGTGTTGGTGGCACCGATAGTGGTACAGCTCATGTTCCAACTAAAAGTACAATCGAAGTTACATTACAACCAATATACAGTAGAGATAGTGTGCGTAAGTTTAGTCTCGATAAATTTGTTACAGGCGGATACATGAATAGTTCAGTGGGGTATATATAATGGCAGCAAAATATTCTAGTACTAGTCCATGGTACACAACCCCAGTTAATCAAAATTATTTGGATATATTGGCAATTAGGTCAGTTAGTGCAGAGGTAGATGATTATTTGTATACAATTGAACCACAATACACTTATAGACCAGACTTATTAGCGTTTGACGTTTACGGTGATTCTACATTATGGTGGGTATTTATTCAACGAAATTTAGATGTATTGGAAGATCCAATATTTGATTTTATTCCAGGAAAACAAATATATCTTCCAAAAAGCAGCAGTTTAATATCAGTATTGGGGTTATAATATGGGAGCAACAAATATACCAAGTGTAACGCATGTATTAGATAACATATCACCAGTTTCAGCAATATCTGGTGCAATTTCATCAGTTACTGATGGAATAGGTAAGATTTTTTCAAGTCCAACCGGAAAATCTGGAAAGTCTGATACAAAGTTGCCAATCGCAAATCCTTTACACAAATATGCATCATATTCATATATTATTAGTTTGAGTTGTTTAGATGCAAATGGATATAATCATCCAGATAAATCGTATATTGCTGGAAAAATGCCACCATTAATATGTAAATCTGCAAGTATGCAACCAAACGATAGAATTACTTTAGATGGTGGTAAATTTGATTTTTTCATCGATGATTTAGTAATTGATGGTTATGCGTCATTTTCAAATGATCATGGCAATACAACAAATACCACGCTTGAATTTACAGTAATAGAACCATATAGTATGGGAATGTTTATGCAAGCAGTGCAGGTAGCTGCATATAATCAAAAGTATAAAAATTGGAACGAAGCTCCCTATTTGTTATCAATTGAATTTAAAGGTAATACTGAAAATGGTCAGATGGTTAAAATACCAAATACTACTAAATTTATTACATTTCATTTCAATACATGCAACATGAAAGTAACTGAAGCAGGAAGTGTATATACTATTCAAGGATACACTACTGCTGGTAAAGCATTAAATGATGAATATAAAAAGCTTAAAACCGATACTACTGTTTCAGGTAGTACTGTCCAAGAGATGTTACAAAGCGGCCCAAAAAGTCTACAACAAGTTGTCAATGCCAGATTAAAACAATTAAAAGATAAAAAAATAGTAAAAGTTCCAGATGAAATATTAATAATGTTTCCAACTAATATTTCATCCAGTGGTGCTGGATCATCGGTAACTAAACCAGGTAATACTGAAACCAAAGATGGTGCAACAAAAAATCCAACCTCGGCAAATAATGACGAAATATTTAAAACACTTGGTGTAAAACGAGTTGATGTAAAGATATCATCAAATTCAACTGTATCGAGTATTGTGCAGAACGATGGTACTTGTAATGCATTAGGTAAAGCAACGATGAATTACAATAAAGATAGGAGTGGGGATGCACCATTTGCATTAGACAATGATGTATGGAATCCAAAAACTAAATCACATAATAGATCAAAAGTTGCTGCTAAACCTGGATCAGTTGATTTTAAATTTGCCCAAGATTCTGACATTATTAATGCAATCAATCAAGTAATGATAAAAAGCAACATTCCAAATGATGTTTTAAAATTTGAAAAATTAACCCCCGAAGGGATGTATCAGTGGTGGAGAATTGATACACAAGCGTACCACATTGTAACAGATGAAAATTTAAAAATAACTGGTCAAGTTCCAAAATTAATTGTATATAGAGTAATACCATATTATGTACATGCTAGTAAAACTATGGCACCGAATGCTCCAGCACCTGGAATTGAGGAATTAACTAAGCAAGCAGTTAAGGAATACAATTATATTTACACTGGTAAAAACGTAGATTTAATAAGATTTGAATTTACTATGCATAATGCATTTTATACATCAATGGCCACCGATAATTACATTTATAACGGCGATGTTGTGTCATCACAACAAGCCTCTGGAGTAGCTGATAAACCATCATCACAAAATGGTACTTCATCAGTTTCTCCACCATCTGGTGATGATGATTCTATTGATGCATCATCTACAAAATATGATAATACCAAGACATCCAATGATAATATTGGTGGAACAAGTGGTGATATTGCAGCTACACGAGCTGCAAAAATATTTCATGACGCGGTAATTAATTCAATGGATATGATGAATATAACATGCGACATTATAGGTGATCCGTATTATATTTCTAATAGTGGTACTGGTAATTTTACGGATAAAGAAGATAAAATGAATATTACGAAAGATGGTAGTATGCACTATCAAAATGGAGAAGTTCATATTGTTATAAATTTTAGAACTCCTACTGATATAAACTCATCAACAGGGATGTATAATCTTAAGAATAATAAATTGTGCCAGAGATTTAGTGGGTTATATAGATTGACAAACATTAGAAGTGAGTTTAAAGGTGGCCTTTTTAAACAAACGTTAACTGCTAACAGACTGAGAGGTCAGAATAATCAAGATGAACCAAAAGCAAAAGAATTGTTAACTGCCTCATTGCAGCCAGTAACCGACAAAGGATTATCGGTAGATACAGAATATAGTATGGGATCATCAAAGATGAACACATTAGTAAAAAATACAGGTGCGGATATGATTACACCACAATTTGGATCAGGGAAATTTTAATGGCAGAAGATAAGAATAGCGGTATAAAATCAGAATTGCCAACAGGCCCATGTTTAGCAAAAGTAATTAGCCACCTGGATACATCATATATGGGATCATTGGAAGTACAGTTATTACGACCAGGTTCTGGTAATGATACATCTGCTGCACAGGTACAACAAGTAAAATATATGAGTCCATTTTATGGAGTAACTGGATTTGATTATGTAACAAATCAGAATGATTATAACAATACTCAAAAAAGTTACGGGATGTGGTTTGTGCCACCTGATGTTGGGACATTAGTTGTAGTTATATTTGTTAATGATGATCCTGGAAGAGGTTACTGGATTGGATGTGTACCTGATGAAGGTATGAATTTTATGATTCCCGGTATTGCGGCAACCCAGAATTCAGTAGATTCAGCAACCGCTGATGCAGCTGGAAGACCTGGCCGTGTACCAGTAGCAGAATACAACAAGTTAGAAAATAATAGAGACGGTGATTCAACTCAATTTAAAAAACCACAACACCCATTAGTTGATGCGTTAGCATCTCAGGGGTTACTTTTGGATGATACCAGAGGGATAACA